GCCCTGATCATCAACCGCGAACTCACTAACACCGAGATGGCCCAGGTATGCGCCGCCCTCCAGTCCTACCGGCACCCCAAGATGACCTCGGCCCAGGCGCAGGGGTCGTATGGGGTGGAGTTGGTGTCCAATGGGGATCTGGAGATCGGGGCTACTACTGGGTGGATGGCGTATAGATCCGCAGTCCTCACAGCCGAGGCAGGAAACGCCCTAGATGGTAACTACGTCTTGCGGGTTGCTATCGCGGCCGACTATGCATACGCACGCCAAAGCATCATGACAGCAGGCAAAACCTACCACGTTACAGGACACGCAAGGGGCGACGGGACGTCACCGCCTAGCATCCGGGACGACGGAGCGGCATTTTGGACGGGCACAACCTCGACAACCTGGCAAGTCGTAGACGTGGTACATGCTGCGGCAAGTTCCCACCTCGATCTGTTCAAGACTGTAAACGGTGGGGCTTATACCGAGTACGACAACATCTCAGTCACCGAGATCGAATCCGACCACGTCCAGTTCAAGACCGACTGGGGCGTCACCGCAAGCAACACGAACATCACAGGCGGCAACATCGAGGGGACGCCGATCTGGGTGAGCACGGGAACCTGGAAGGTGAGCACCGACACTATCGACGGGCAGACGGTCAAGGTGCTGGAGAATGTTGCGGCCGGGATCGCCTACCTCGACGCCAGCGAGATCGAGGGGAGCCCGACCCTGGACGCCCGGGGGACTGTCGAGGTATGGGTCAGCAAGGCCGATGCGTCCTCGCCCTATATCGGAATCATCGCGGACACCGTAGGCGCTTACAACGCAGCGGGCCAGGACGCCTACTGGCTCGGCATGGACAACGACGAGAAGGTACAGGTCGGGGAATCGACGAACGGTTCGTGGTCGCTCAAGTTCAATACCGCCGCCTCGTATATCTCCCATTCGACTTGGAACCGATACACCGTAACCATTTCAGACGCGGGGATCTTTACCACCTACGTTGACGGGACCGAGGTTGACGAATCGGGCGGGAGTGGAAGCAACCCTTTCACCGACACCACCACCACGACCAGCTATTACATCGTCCTCGACCTCGACGCCGGGGATAAGATCGCATTGAGCGGCCCGACCGGCGATCAGTGTCTTTGGAAAAAGCAAGGGGTGATCGCGCCATGACCACAGCCGAAGCCGCCGCAGACGTTGGAACCGCGACCCTGATTTTCTCTCTGGTCGTCGCCGGGATTATCATCTTTATCCTCGGTTCCCTGGTGTGGTGGTTTCTTCGTGACCGAATCCAGCAGACCCACGCCAGGCTCAACGCTGGCAACCAGAAGTTCGAGAAGCAGGACCACGAGATCGAAGCGGTCAAGGAATCCATGCAGGCGAATGTGCAGGCCGTCCATCAAAACTACATCCACCGGGACGTCTGCAAGGATCACCGGGACGCCTTCGGTAAAGCTTTCGAAAAGCAGGAGCAGTCCTTGGCGAAGATCGCCGAGTCGCAGGCGTGCAACGACAAGAAGCTGACGGCGGTGCAGTCTGAAGTATCCACGGGATTCAAGACCTTGACTCGGCTGGTTGCTCAGTCCAGGGAGGAGACCACATGATCAAGGGCGCCCCGCAGGTTGTCGAGTTCGAGGCCGCCGCCTCGCCGTTGCGCTACATCACCACCGACGCCGACGGCCGGCAACGCAAGCCCGATGCCCTACCGACCATCGAGATCCTTGACGCCGACGGGGAGCAACTCCTGGCCCCGGCCACGGTTGCGGCTGACTTCGACTTCGACGTTGACGGGGGCTTGACCAACCTCGACACCATCATTGAAGCCACGAGCCCGGGCACCTGGGCCAACGCCTGGACCGTGCAAGTTGCCGCCGCGGTCGCCGCAGGCATCACCATCGACCGGACCAATAAGACGATCCTGATCGAGTTCATCACCACGGTCACCACGGTCACCGACATTGAGACCCTGATCGGGGCCCTGGTCGGCGAGGAGGCTGTGATCGAGGTGGGCACCGCCGGCACCGGGGCAAACGTCCTGACCACCGCCGGGGACACCATGGCGGCAACCGCGCTGGCCGGCGGCGTAGGTCTGGCCATGGAGGCAAAGATCGCCAAGACAGAGGGCTTCCTGGACTACGACACTCAAACCGCCGAGTATGGCCTTGGCGAAGTGGCGACAGGTGCAGCCGGGGCAACCGGGCGCATCGTGGGCGACGACCGGGACGGCACATCCGGGACGCTTCGCTTGTCCAACGTGGATGGCACCTACGTTGACGGCGAGGCCCTGACCGACTCCGACAGCGGATCCGGGAAGGTCAACGGCGTCCTCTGGTCGGCCGAGCACGTCTACTGGTTGGATGCCTCGGATGATGACACCTATCCGATTGCCCAAGGCTACCGGGCCGAGATCGTTTACGAGATCGACGGCATCCGATACGAACGCCAGATCTGGTTCGATGTCTCCTGGTATCCCATGGCCTACCCGCTGGTATCCACTCAGGACGTTGACGAGGAGCACCCGACCTGGATCGCCCGGCGGCCCTCCGAGTGGAAAGACTGGACCCCGGCCATCAAGTCAGGGCACGCCAACCTGGTCCGGCGGATTCATGCCATGGAGGAGCAAGCAAGCGACTTCGTCAAGCGTGAGTCTGAGATGTGGCGCTTGACCATGGCATTTGTCGAGGAGCGGATCGCTATCAGTTGTGGATTCCCGAAAGAGGAAAAGGACGAATGGAAGGCGAACCGCGAAGCCGTTTGGCGGACCAAGGGTTACTTGACCAAGAGTGCCGAGGACGACGGCGAGGACGCCGAAGTAACCTCACTGGGCGCTGAGTTCGAGAGGTAGAACGTGGCCGCAACCACTATCAGCGCGATGTACACGAACCTCCGAAAGCTCATCAAGGGCTTGGAGCCGGACGGCGCGGCCCTGGGCGGTGAAGCCAAGTACAAGCGCGCCGCTGAAAAGCACTCATGGGACGAGCCCCCCCGGTCGGCGTCTGATTGGGATCGACGGTTCACGGTTCACGACTTGGCCCGGGGCACCCCGCTCAACTTCGGATCGCCTGACGAGTACGATTACGATGGGACGTTCCGAGTCTCCATTGGGCACGTCATCACGGACAAGGAATCCGAGGGCCAGACACGACGGGACACCGACGCATTTCAGATCGCCGAGGAACTGGAGAAGTCGTCCAACTTCCCTTCGGGCGTCTCGTTGATCCGATACATGGACAAGACCATTCTGAAGTATTCGCCCGAGCACTGGTTGACAACTCTCGTTTTCGAGATTCATTTTTCCGCGGCTGCACCATAAAGGAGCCATACAATGGCCGAGCTAAATGTTGTTTTCGATGTCAAGACCGTCGAGTTCAAGGAACAGGTATCCTGGGCGGCCGGCGACCCGGGCGGGAACTACGAACAGATCCGTTGCTTTGACGCCCAATTCACCCCCGGGCGCAACATGATCACGCCGCCTTACCAAAAATCGGTTGGCATGCTCGGCGCTGTCCCGGCGATCCCCGCAGGCAAAACCGGCACCTTGACATTCAAGACCATCCTTCGAGGCGGCAATGCCATCGAGTCTTTGCTTTCGAAGCTCGGCAAAAACTGCGGGCTTGCTCGGGCAGCCGGGGCAGCCGGGACCGACACCAAGGCCGGGGGCGATGTCGACACCCTGATCATGGAGACGACCCCGTCACCCTATGCCGTGGGCCAGGGGATCTTCATCTACACCGACTCGACCTCGTACGGGATCCGGTTCGTATCGCGCAACCAGCCCGACACACCGGCCGGTGATGCGACCTTGGACATTCAACCCACGCTACTCACCGCCCCAGTGGTGTCCGATCCGTACTACGACCTGGACACCCTGTATCCGGCTTCGGCTTCGCTGGGCGAGCCAGAGGCGTACCTGGCGTTCAAGTTCGTGCACGGCTCGGGCACCGACGTGGTTCAATATCTGGCCACCGGATGCGCGGGAACGTTCAAGCTCGTGACCAGCACCGCCAACACCCTGCCGGTCATCGAGTGGACGTTCATGTGTGACACCTACACCCCGAGCGCGGACGCCCTTGCCCAGGACCCGGATCTCTACGACGACGGGCACCCGCTGCTGGGCGATCCCTGCTACATCAACGACATCGCCGCCAAGGTTCGGAGCATCGCGTTTGACCCGGCGCTCGAACTGGTGCCCGACGAATGCACCGAGGGGACCGACGGCCGACAAGGTTGGCTATATGTCAACGCCGGCCCGCCTGTCCTCGAGGTCGAACTCAAGCACGACCTGGACTGGTACACCAGGCGAGACGCAGGAACCGAGGTGCAGTTCACCTTCGAGAGCATCAAGGACACGAATGAAGCGTGGGCGCTGCACATTCCCAAGCTCCAGATCCTCGACCCACAGCCGCAGGAAATCAACAAGCACCTCGGCCTCAAGCCGACGTTTCAGATCAACGACCCCGGGAAATCGACCGAAGGCGACCAAATCCCCATGTGGTCCTTGGCCGTCACCGGATCGGGAACGTAAACCACTAATTGAGAAAGGGAGCCCGCATGCTTACCTCTAACCCGCATGAAACAGAAGAACTGGATTTACTCGAACTGCGCCTGAAGACCACGGCGCTCAATGCTGAGTACGCGATCAAGCAGATGAACGAAAACCTTGAAGTTGTACCCGATCCCGAGGATATGAAGCTTGCCCACGAAGCCCTGGAGGCCGCCAAGGTCGCCATGGGCAACCACGTCAAGGACGAAGGCACGCCGATGGCCCTGGTTGGGTTCATTCCCACCCGGAAGCTAACCTATCTTCGCCACCGCTACGGCATTCTGCACCGTGAGGAGTTCGACCTCGCAACGGCCACGCTTGAGGAGCGCGAGGAGTTCGACGAGATCGCCAGGCTCTATCTGCGCTGGGGCATCAAGGGGCATTCCAACCTCGGTGTTGACTTCGAGCACGAAGAGGAGATGTGTGGCCCTCGCAAAGTGCGCGTTGCTTCCTGGGAGATGGTCGACGTCTACGAGGGCCTCGGCCTTTTGTATCTGATGTACTCCAGAGTCAGGGAGTACAACACGCTTGCCGAGGTAAAAAAAAAGGAATCTTTGCTCAATGCTGGCATCATCCCAGCGAGTTCAACTGCGACATCTGCCGACAAAAGCCAGAGCTAAAAAAGGACAACGGATGCACCGGCCCCTCAGAATATCCTTACCTGTATCCACCGTCCGATGCGGTGGACGCGGCCGGTCATCCCTTGCAGGATGCGGAGCGGGTCGAGATCAATACCTGCCCCGTCAATCTCATCACGCCCGACCTGGTCGAGTTCTTCCGGGCGGTCAACCTTGCAGAAGGGAAAATCAGCATCGCCGAACAAGACTGGTTGCCGTATCCATTCATTCAGGCCGTGTCAATTTACCTGAGTCAAAGCCGGCTGGCGTCGGCTGATCAAATGAAGAGGAGTCGCAGTGGTTGATTACGCGGGAAATCTAGGGCGGCAACTTCAGTTGATCGGCTCCTGGGACGGCAAGCAGCTTGAGCAGGGATACCAGTCAACAGCGGGCAAGATCACTAAGGCCGCTGGAACCATGGCCACAAAAACGTCGGGGCTCGTCAATCAAAAGATGGGCCGGGCCATGAGTCAGTTCAATGAAAAAACCGAGAAGGGCAGACAGCTACTCACAACTTTTGGGGGCGCTGTCGGGGGCGCGGCCGGAAATATTGTATATTATACGGGGACTTTGAGCTATGTCATAGGTCGTTTTTCGGTTTGGGAGTTGGCTATCATGGGCGCCGTTGCCGCCATCGGTGGCCTAGTCTACGCCCTTACCAGAGAGTCCGAGGCTGAGAAAGAGTGGGCGGCACGGATGGATGCCAGCCGCGAGGCGCTGGACAAAATGACCACGTCGGTGAACGACTTTGTCACCGCACAAAACCAGCAACTCGAAGGCTGGTCACAGGCCGAGGTAAGGCTGGCCAAGGTCGACGAGGAGATGGATCAGCAGCACCGCAACTACACCCGAGCGATTGCAGATATCAAGAAATGGAAAGACGAAGCGCCCGCCATCGACGTCCTTGAGGGGCAGTACCCCGCGCATCTAGTGACCGCCTATTATAAATCACTGCTCGGAATGGGGGCGGCCCTCAAGGCATCAACCAAACTTCATGCCATCGACGCCGCCGTCAAGGAAGCTGCGTTCAAAAAGGAGATGGAGCGACAGAAAGACCGCGACAAGAAAGACAAAAAGCCCAAGGTCAAAAAGGACGTTTACGAGGAGTTGACCGGGGCCCCGGGGATCTACGGCATGGCGCCCGATGCAATCCGACAAGCCATCGCATTCAACGCTGACGTGATTGCCGCCGAGACGGAATATCAAAGCATCAAACTACTCAAGGACCTCAAGAATAAAGAGGACACCGAAAAGCAGGCGATACTTGAAGCTGAATTGGACTGGGAGAGGCGGCGAAGGAAAGCAATCCTCGACATCAGGGAGGAGGAGGCGGACAAAAAGCGCGAACTCGACGAGGAGGAAAAGGAGCGCAAAACCGCCATGGGCAAGGTGATGATGGACGGTGTCGCCATCTTCGAGGAAATGGGCGCCTTGATGGCATCCTCGGAGGAAGCCAACACAGCGGTGCGAGTCGCCGCGATCATGGCCCGGGCTGGGTGGCGGATGTACGAGGAGATCGCCGAGGGCGTCGCAACCAGTGTTACTCAACCATGGGTTGCCGCTTCGCACTACGCGGCGGCCGGGTTGTTTGCTGCCATTGCAGCCGGCGACGTGGCGGCGGCGATGTCCAGCGGGGGTGGCGGGGGTGGCGGTGTAATCGCACCAAGCGACCGGGCAGGTATGCAGGGTGCCAGTCCGTGGGACACGGAGAAGCGGGAGACAACGATCATCATTCAACTCGGTGACAGGGAGATCAGGCGCGTTGTCTATGACGCATACGAGGGGCACAAGGACGACCTGAACCCCAACCGCAAACGCAAGGTGGTGGGCTATGGCTAACGAAAAGCCGTGCTTGCAGGCGCAGATCACAATCGATTCAACAAACAAATGGCTTGACGTAGACTCAAGCGAGAACGGTGTGTTTGCCGTGGACGTCGCCGAGGGAACTTACGACGACATACACGCTTTGCTGGTAGCCATTGACAATGCCCTTGAAAACGTGATCGAGGTGGAAGACTTCACGGTCACCGTTTCCGACGAGGGGATCGTCACGATTACCTGCACGTCCGGGGATACGATCAAGATCCTTGGCGAGACCGGAACCCATGGACTGAACAACGACGACGACCATATCAACCACATAATCGGTCACGACGATGTTGACGACGTGTCCTACGCAGCATCACAAGCTGGCGGCTACCAGCACATGTACGGATGGTACCCGGACAAGTGGCCGGCGAGCTTTGGCCCCTGGAATCCAAAGGCGATAGGCGGCGAGCAACGCGATACGCTCTCGGGTTCGAACTCAAAGAAGCTTCACGCCGCCTTTCATCATTTCTATGACGTGGAGTATACCCGCCTGCCTCCGGAGTACGTCTACAGCGCAGAGGCCACCGGGTCTGATCTCAATAAGGATCTTGAGCATGTATGGGAGCAACTCGCGCAGAGCAAGGTGGGGCGCTGGTTTGAGGATGCTTCCGATTCCGGGACCTACACTGAAATTTACCTGAAGAGCCCATTTGACTGGACCGGCGTTGTCACCAGGCCACATCGAGACTACAAGGCCTACAACATCAAGATGCGATTCAGAGAAAAGGAACCTTGATGGCAACTGCGGACTTTCTTACAGCGACGAGCCGAGATGATATCCTTGCGCACCGCTACATTGAGATCGAAGGCATCCGGGTGCGCTATGGTGACCTTGCGCCGTCATGGAATCCAGCCGACTCGGGAACCAATCGACCGATCAAGGAATACTTTACCGAGCATCCACGCATTACAGGGCAGGTAGCACAGCCGCTGAATGGTTCGACCACTCCCCATAAGTTCTCGGTATCAATCCTAGATGTAGCCGAGGAGATCACGGCCCTGTTTTCCGTCGCCGATACAGACAACCCAACGACGACCGTAACCGATGCTGGCGGCATAGCGATCGGTGAGACGGCGGTTGATGTGGCCGACGCTTCAGAGATCGCTATCAACGATGATATCTACATCGACCGCGAGACTATGCGCGTTACCAACATCGTCGGGAATACCTTGACGGTTACCCGAGGCATGTACGGATCGGAAGAGGTCGAGCACCTCTTGGTTGACGACCAGGACAACGCGCGATCGCTCATCGTCTACACGGCCCCGCCATTTCTCTACACCAGAGAGGTTGTACTTTGCGAGGGCCGAACCGATCTGCTTGAGGCGGATGTGATCAAATTCCGGGGCTACCTGGAATCCGCCGACGAATCGAACGGCGTCTATACCCTGAACTGCGCTGGGTATCTGCGTCGGTTGAATTGCATGATATGTGAATCACTGGCCCATCTGCCTCTGAATTTCCCATTATGGGACGAGGGCTTGGTTGTTTGGGAGCCTGACGAAGATGGTTTTTCAACTGGTATCACTGCGACCACATGGGCAATCCAGTTACCTGTGGGCGCGGACCACTTCCAGAGCAATGGGCATGTTCTTATTGACGAGGAGATTATTAAATACGAATCGGTTGACCTGGAGGGAGGGGGATTAGCCGGCTCCGATCAGCTTTACCTTTCTTCAGACACGACATTCAATCCAGGCAACATTGTTGCCGCTGCAGCCAACCGGGGATTGTTTGCAGAAGAAATCCTTGGCTCCCGGGGGGTGAGGACTCGGCGAACAAACCAAGGCTCGGCGACAAGTAACGATTGGTATGAATATCAAGTGTCCATATGGTGCGCCCGTCACGAGCAGGGGTCGATTGTTCAGGAGATCTTCCACTCGCAGCGAATCAAGGACGAGCTTTCCCTTTCCGACTCGGAGCCGCTCAAGGCGTCCGATATCATCTTGACGCTTCTGCTTTCGCAGGAGGGTGATGATGTGAACGATGCAACCTATGATAAGCTACCCCCCGGATGGGGGGCAGGGATCCCGTCGGCCAAGGTAGACAAAACCGAGATCATCAACGTTTGTGCTCACCCGTCTATTGACGAGGTTGACTTTCACCCGTTCGCGATCACCGAGGCTGTTGACTGCAAGGAGTGGCTTGAGGAAAACGTCTTGCGCCCGTGTCATCTGTTCTTTGTCGAGAACGATGAAGGCAAAATATCGGTCGCTCGTCTTTACAGCAAGAACGAGGCGATTGAACTGACAACGCCTACGGCGTTGACTGAAGATGACTTGCTGGCAATCCCAAGATTCAAACCAGGGCAAGCCCCGCTGGGCGAGTTCTCCTTCGATGTCAACTGGCACCCGGGCCGAGACGAGTTCCTCGGCAAGGTCAACGTAATTTTGGCAGATGGTCGGGCGCATTACATGGGAACCGCTCGGAAGTTCGACCTTGAGTGTAAGACGGTTTACGACTCCCGGATCGGAATGGGCCGTGGTAATTGGCTGTCTGGAGAGATTGGGGACGCGCCCAACCTGCTGGCCAACTACCTGGAGGTCATCTGGAAAAACTTTGCCCTCGTGCCGTGCCCGGTCGTCTCGTTCCCGGTGAGCTATGCCATGCATGCGAAGGTCCAGGTTGGAAAGGTTGTCACTTTGACATCGAGCCAAACCCCTGACGTGAAGAACAGTGACCGGGGGATCTCAGCGGAATACTTCCAGGTGGTTGAGTCCCACCCGGACCCCGAGCAGTCCTGTGTCAACTTGGTGTGCTGGATGATTGGAATCAACGACGCGGATACCCGGCTACTTGCACCGGCAGCCAAAGTGAAAGCCTACGACGCGGGCCCGCCCGTGACGGTTACCCTGTACGACACCACGTTTACGGACGGGGTCAAATACACCTACGATATTGACGCCTTTGCTACGGCCGATGATGTCATGTTTGTGGACTCTGCTTATGACGGGCTGGGCGGTGGAGCGCCAGAGCACGCGGCAATCAGTGCGATCAATGCCAGCGGCGGGGCTGACGATGGATCGATTGAATTTGCAGCAGCGCCCCCGAATCCCCCGGGCGATGGTGACTATGTAGTGACCGGCAACTACGCCAACTCCCAAGCATCGCAAAAAGCCAAGTGGGCATACCTCGCCGATACAACCCCCGACCTGAACACCGACGCTCCCCACAAATACGACAGGTGACGCGATGGGTAACCGCAAGTGGAAATTCTACGCCGAGCCCGGACTCAATGCGATCAAGCTCGGTAAGTTCGCAAGCTCGGCATACGCATCGAAGCTGGCGCGGGCGACCAATGCGAACTATGCTCAGTGTAGGCGGAACGTTTTGTGCTTTACCACCAACGTTGATAGCAACCTGATTGTACCAGCCCCCTACATTGCAGGGGAGTGGAGCCATTGGCTAAAGGTTCCCATCGGTCCCCGGATCTCGGTGCCCGGCACGCTGAAGGTCTGGATCTTTGCGTCTACCCCGGGCAGCGAAGCGGCCGGAAACAACATCCATTGCCAGGTCAAGATCGGGCAGGACTACGCACAGGGAACACTGACCCTCGACGCATCGGTTCCCGCTGATCCCCAGTGGACCAGCTTTACGGTCAACCTGACCGGCTACGGTTACGATGGTGCTGCACGAGACATGGAGATCGGCTTTCGCACCATCGGGTCAAACACCCTGACGATCTATTCCGTCTCTGCGTACATGGTGGGCGACAGCAATGCCCCGGCCTTTGTTGATGTGTCGAGTGGTTGGCTCGGCACAAATTACGGCCCGGATGATGTTTTTGCAATGAAGTTGCTACGGGACAATGTTGTGTCGGTGCGCGGGTGGAAGGTTCCCAAGGCCAACGTTTTCAATCACTGGTACTACAAGGGGTCAAAGGCATCCACCGCGTATTATTCGGACAGCGCAGGACTGACCAACCGGGAGTTGGGTTGCTACAAGTTCATCAAGCGCAAGGGGATCTCCGAACTGAAGATGCACTTCATGGCGGCAAGAGATGGAGCGGCCACATCGAAAATCAGGACGGAAATCTCTGGCCTGGACAACGCCCCAGCAGAGGGAGTGGACCAGGAGACGGCAATCACAACAGCGGCCAGCGGGGCGCCCGGTTGGTACACGGTCACCTGGACCATTGACGCGGATGACGTTGACGATGAGTTTGAATGCGAATTGTTAATTGACGGCAAGGACTCTGGCACCAACGCGATCTACATGGCCGGGTTTTCGCTGGTTGAGTCTGGGCCGTCTGCAAGCCACGCCCACACGTGCCCCGATGTCAAAGACGTTGAACTAAACGACAGCATCGAGGCCACCCATCACGAGGAAATCTGGGACACCCTGCACCACCTGTATTACTACGGGGGGAGGCAGATCCTTTGCGCCGACTGGTATCACCACGACTACACGAGCGGGGTGTATTCTTCCCAGATGGCATGTACCCAGTCATCCTTTGACAAGCGGAGTTGGTACGGGTGGGGCGTTGCTCCGTCTGTGATAGCCAGGGCGATCCTGTTTTCGTCGACTGCGAGCAAGCGGCTGTCCTGTCGCATGGGCTACCACACAACCGCCGAACACAGAAACGGTCCCTATACAAAGACAATCCACCTGTGCACCACTGAGACGATTGACAACGCGCACTGTACGCACATTGATGGTAACCCCCAGTTTGAAGGGGACGACGACAACGACTACGCGTTTACGCGCGCGGTTGACGGCGCGGATGGCAATCCGATCAATGCCATCATCGGTTGCTTTTTCGACATCCGGGCGGCAGATCAAGAGGAACATTACGATGGAGTCAACGAGCCCCCACAGGTATGCCTACAGGCGATTACCGCAGCAACCAGCAGTGAGGAGTATGTGATCCCCGACTGGATATCAGTCGAGGAATGGCCCTTGTCAGAAAGTGAATTCCCCTGATATGCCCATCGTGATCCACAGATGCCACAACTCAGTTGACCAGGGCAACGCCACGCCGGCGGGGCTCACTGAGCACGCGATCGCGGCCGCCGTCAACGTTGAAATGCTCATGTATCTCGAGGAGCGCGGCCACGCATGCCGGATGCTTGAGGGCGATCTGACCTGGCGGATTGATGAGGCCAACGCCCTGCACCAACGGGAGGGCGTACCGTGCACGGTCGAGGTGCACTGCAACGCGATGCCCGGCGAGGACGGGCACCAGGCCGAGGGGTTCTTTGCGATGTGCTGGCACGGGTCCCGGCTGGCCGCCATGCTGGGCGAATGCATTGTGCGCGAGGTCGCCTTGATTCGCCCCGGCGCGCCCAACCGATATCTCAACTTTGTGAGTTCGCACCGGCGATGGATGTACACGCCGCGGATGTATGCCAACGCGCCCCGGCTGGCCATGCTTCAGGATACGTATATGCCCGCCGTGATTGTCGAGGCGTGCTACCTGAGCAACCCCGGCGAGGCGAAGTGGATCGCCGACCAAGAGAACCGCCAAGCCCTGGGCCGTGCTGTCGCCAAGGGCATAGTCAATTACCTGCAAGAAAGGTGACCCCATGGATTACTTTCAAGTGATAGTTGAAAACCTGACCTACCTGATTGGTCTCATCGCCTCGGGCATCATTACCGCTTTGTTGATTTGGTTTCGGGCCTACGCTAAGAAAAAATGGAATCTCAACTTGTCCGATCAACAGTTCACCGCGATTGCCGGCCTTGCCGAACAGGGCGTTGACTACGCCGAGGAAAAGGCCAACCAGTGGGCGGCCTCGGGCGAGCGAAGCGACGGCGCTAAAAAGATGGACGCCGCGCTGGAGTTCGTCAACGCCCAGGTGAAAGAATTGAAGCTGGACACGATGGCCCGGGACGCCCTGGTCAAACTCATTGAGGCCCAACTACCAAAAAAGCGGAAGTAAGTGATCGCCCACGGCCCCCATATGGTGATGTGTCCGAACTGCAAGACTATCCAGAAGGCCGGCGAGGTTTGCCCGAATTGCAAGTACCCGATCCCGGACGATCGCGACCCAAAACCAGCACCGCCGGCCATTGACTCGTGTTCCGTATGCGGGCGGGCCCGGGTTGAGGGGCGGCGGTGTACTCATTGCAAAGAGAAGTGACGTTATCATGTGGACCCGAGTTCTCGACTTTCTGAAAAAGATTCCCGTCGTCGGTTGGATTATCACTGGGGCCTTGATCCTCCTTGGCCTACTCGGATCGCGTGGGCGTCGGGACCTTGGCCGCCCGGCGCCCACGCGGGATCCCGAGGAAATCAAGAAAGCAAAGGAGGCGATCGACGATGACCTCAAGGAAAAGGAAACAGACATTGACGACGAGTGGGACGACGAGGCGGACAAATGGAACGATCACTACTCCTGATTCCGATCTTGCTGACGTGCCTGACTGCAACGGCGATCTCCTGTGGCGGGACGAAGTCGACGACACGAGCGCCGCGGCCCGAGATCGCGCAAGAGATCAAGACTGCTGCGGCCGAGACAATGAAGCGTTGCCCCCCGAGTCCTGATGGGATCGTCCGTTGTCCCGTTGACCAGTTCCGGAAGTTCGGCGCGGTGTGCCTCGGGTGTGGCCGGGCGCTCTCGAAAGAACGCGCGCGGACGGAAGCGCTCCGATCAACCGGGGCCCTGGACGTCGAGGCCGAACGCCACAAGACGAACGCAGCCGAAACGAAACTGGCAAGCCCCTGGCGCAACCCGTGGATCGTGATCCCGGTGACGCTCGCGATCGGGTTCGGGATCGGGTGGGGGCTCGGGTTCAGTCAGTAGATTATGACCCTCGGCCGAGCAATTCCCCTGTTTGCTACGCAACATTATGTGCATACCTGCAATCATTACATAGGCGATTCCCGCGTATAAACCAGGCGATTCCCGCCACCTCTCATCGTAACCCGTTGATATTACTGACCCGCGTGCTTTGGCACGGCGTTTGCACACTATAAAGGCATGAACGCAAGGGAAACGGGTCTAGAAAAGTGACCGGTGGGTTTGCGCACACAGAAAGGAAAAACAATGAAGATTCGAAGAGTTAGAGGCGAGGCGCGCTTCTCGTTTGTTGTTGAGATGCCGGCCGAAACAGCCAGAGAAAAGGTCGTTTGTGATGACCCAGCTGACGAGGCGGTTCTTGAAGGCATACCGCAATCGCTGGATGTGTACATCTGGGGCAAAAACAAACAACCAGCCAGCGTCTTCTTCGAAATCCACGAGGAAGACATCGACATCGAAGAAGACGAGGACGTGGAATGAACAAAAATGTGCGTCTCGGCAAGTACATGACCGCCTATCCAGTCTCGAATGGTGCTCGCGAGCCGTGGGCCATCAAGGACAGCGACGGGCGATACATTGCCTATCTGGAGTGGTACGCGCCGTGGAGGCAATATGTGATGAACGCTGAGTCAGCGGCGGTGTTGTCCCACGATTGTCTCACCGCGATAGCTGGTTTTTGCCAGAAATTGACGGGGCAAAAGTGCTCTCACCGCTGTTAACCCGGACGCAACCGTTTAACAGCCGTGAGACGGTTAACACTGACATCAACAACGACGGCAACTTAGAGGACGGCTAGGGGATGAGTTGCGACCACGATTTTGGGAACGCAAACCACGGAGGAAAAAATGGAAATCTACCGCTACAACGAAGATGGTCAGAAGGTACACGCCAAGCACTATCGCATCACGACCAGCGCCGGGATCGTTTACGAGATCTGGGCGTTCGACCGGGTCGAGGCCATGGAGATCGCGGACCACGAGGGCATCTTCGAGGACGTCCACGACTACAACGACTCGACCGTTGAGGTGGTGTAATGGACTTCGATCAAGTTCGAGAGTTCGCAGCCAAGACCGTGCCGCTTGTCAACGTCGCCCGCGCCAGGATCGAAACGTCCGCCGAGGACGAGCCCGGCAAGTGGGCCGTTGATTTCATCAGGCGGATCGTCATAAGCGAGTTTGCGCTGTCACTCAAAGAGGCCCAGGCCGTCGCCGAGCATGCGGTCCAGCGGGCATTGCAGGATATCTACGAGGACACCCTAAAGGAGGAGAAATCATGAGCGCCCAGAACTACACCTTCCGCTTGACCGATGAGATCCTAAAATGGCTAGAGCGCAACGGCCAGCCCAAGTCGAAACAACTGCGCCGCGACCTGGAGGCACTCCAGATGATCCGGAAGCTGGCGAAGCGCGACAAACAAAAGCACCTCTTGTTGCGGGACGTGGCCGAGGATTTCGGGTTGCTTGACGCTTGACACATTGATCCGGCCGGGTGATAATGAGGTCCTCTCATGCTTCTTTCTCGTAGTTCTCGTAGGGCCTCGGAGTGACTCACCGGGGCCTTACACTTTCCGGTTGACAGACTGACCGCTTTCTGCGATCTTGGAATCGGACCCATGATCAAACGACTGCAAAAACTCGAAGTGGAAAAAGCGTAAGCGCCCCCGTCCGGTTTCCAGTTGGCATCCTGCCTGCATGGGTCCGGCCGGGCGGGGGTTGCTTTTGCGTGAATGTCAGAGGGGCGTGCAATCCTGTAACCAAAAGGAGGGAACCAATGGAACCAACGACGCTAACGGATGAGCAGATCGAACTCAGGCGGGGCCGCATCACCGGCTCACGGATCGCGGGGGTGTGCGGGCTTAGCCCGTGGTCAACGCCGCTTGATGTCTATCTGGAAATGCGAGGCGAGGGCCCGCCCCGGACAGTCAACAAGAACATGAAGCGGGGGATATTTCTTGAGCCAGGGATCCGGAAGTGGGCCGCCGATTACACGGGCTTGAGAATTGAGAAGGCCAAGAAACCCGGCACGGTGATCCACCCTGACTTTGACTGGATCGCCGCGAGTCCGGACGGGGTTGCATACGATGAGGGCAAGCCCGGCCAGCCCGTTGCCGCCATCGAAATCAAAGCGCCCGATCCCTACTCGCCCAGGATCCACGACTGGGGCGACCCGCTTGAGCAGGAGGATTCGATCCCGTCCTACGTGATCCCTCAGTGTATCTGGGAGGCCGCCTGCCTCGGGGTCCAGGAGACGATCTGCACCGCCCTGATCGGCGGGGACATCCGGATTTACCGGGTCGAGTTCAGGCAGAAGCTTTTCGATGTCATGGTGGATAAGGCCGCCTCGTTCTTGACCCTGGTTAAGGCCGGTACCCCGCCCCCGCTCGACGGCTCGGACTCGGCGGCCAGGTGGCTTGCAGACCAGTACCCAAATCACGTGGGCGTGACCTATCTCCAGGCCGACGATCAGATCATGGAGCACGTCGAGGGGCTCAAGAAGGTGACCGGGCAGATCAAGGAACTCGAAGCGTCAAAGCAACTGGCGCAGAACATGATCAAAAAGTGGCTCGGTGAGAACCCGGGGTTGACATCGGCGCACGGTAAGATAAGTTGGAAAACAGCGACCCGGCGATCTCTACAACAGAAAAAACTAGTCGAGTGGATGACGGCCAATCATCCCGAGGAGTTGAAGAAATTCTATGAGGAGAAATCAAGCCGGACTTTTCGCGTCCCAAGAAAGTGGTAAACCCGAACCCAAGGAGGAGAGAGATGTCGAACGGAAACGGAAAAGAGACAACCGATTTACAGACAATCGAGGAGCCGACCGCGCTTGCGGCCATAACTCAGGGGGAGGTTGATGTCCAGGTAGCGACCGCCAAGCGCTACCCGCGGACGATCAGCAAGTTCCTGAAAGACGCGGAAAGCCTTGCCACGATTGATCGAGCGACCGCCGACTCCTGCATGTATGCGCTACCCCGTGGCGGCAAGCTGATCCCCGGGCCAAGCATCAGGCTTGCTGAGATCATCGCTGGCACGTGGGGCAACCTTCGGATCGATGTGCGAATCCTGGACGAGGGGCGGACGCATGTTGTAGCACAGGCAACAGCATGGGACATGGAGGCCAACGTTCTGGTGCGGCAAGAGTCGCGCCGGCGAATCACCGACAAGAGTGGCAACCGATACAAGAGTGATATGATTATCATGACCGGCAATGCGGCGATCAGCATCGCAATGCGAAACGCGATCTTCCGGGTCGTCCCCCGCTCGTTGGTCAACCGGCTTTACAATGCGGCCCGGGTCGTGGCGGTCGGTGAGGCGCGAACCATGTTCGAGCGCCGGGACTCAATGCTCAAGACATTCACGAAATTGGGCGTGTCCGAGGAACGGATCCTGGCGTCAATCGATTGCGAGGCCGTCGAGGACATCGACGCAGACGCCCTGGTCAAACTGCTCGGGGTCTTCAACGCCATCCGAGACGGCGGACTCTCCCCGGACGTGGCATTTCCACCTGTTGCGAGCGATGCCCCAGCCAACCCCAAAAGGGGCACCGATGCCGTGCTTGACGCCCTCAATGCCCCGGACGCTGGTCCTCAAGCCACCCCTGCCACGCAACCAGCACCAGAGGACCAAGCACCCCCGGATCCCCCGTCGGAGGGCTTAGACGGCCCGCAAACCGGTGCCGCGTGCGGCGATACGCAAGAGCCCATGACGCCGCTCAAGGAACTGCGGGGGCTCGGGGAACTCCTGGGCCTGCCCGAGGATGTGGTCGAGGACATCTTGGCGACCGAGAAAGTAAGCCATCGCTCCAAGGTCGCGGGTCAGCCGTACATCAGGGCGCGGGCGGCGATTGAGGCCGAAGGGAAGCGGTTGCGGAAAAAGGGTTGACATGTCTCGGGGGGTTTGATAGTGAAATAGCAATGCACACGGCGATCCAAGACAGAACCATAACTTTCCCCGTCCGTGGCCAGCGCGCCTCTTAGCCGTGTGCCGCCTGGTTGCGGGCGGGGATCTTTCTTCCCCGCATAGGAAGGAACGCGCTTGAAATCTCGACGCCACCGAGAGATCGATCCTGCCATCTGGACATCCGACGAGGACTTCATCAACCTATCCGATCAGGCCAAGCTTTTGTTCATCTACCTCTTGACGTGCCCGGCGATTGTCTACACTCCGGCCATCTATCGGCTGGCTCCGAGCACGGTAGTTTCGGACCTGAATTGGTCACGAAGGAAGCTTTTCCGTGCCTACCGTGAGCTACATGGAGGGGGTTTTGCTGCCAACACGGAGGGGGGTTGGAGGCATTCCCAGGTCATAGCGATCCCCCGAAGTACCAGTTTCCGGGCACCTAAGAACCGTGATCAGGCAGTACTGTGGCTCAAGATGGCACGGGAAGTGCCTCCTTGTGACTCGCGTAATGAGTTTATTCAATGGGTTATGAAACGTATAGAGGAATTTGAGCATAAGACAGAGACGGAGACGGAGACGGAGACGGATACGAAACAGAAACAGAAAGGGCAAAAGAAGGCAGAAAAGGGTGATCTGTTGTTCGAGGCTTTCTGGTCTGAATATCCGCCCGTAGGATCTCCCCCAAGGCGAGCGGGAAAAGAGCCGGCTCGAAAGGCGTGGAAGAAAATCAAGCCGGAAATCGCAACGGTCGATGATGTAATCATGCCAGCACTCAGGACGCAAAAACAGGTTTTATGGAAAGACAAGGATCCGAAATACATCCCGCATGCTTCGAAGTGGCTAAACCAAAAGCTTTTTCTGGATGAAATAGTCGAACCACGGAAAGGTGAATTCCTATGAGCGAATCTTGTTCGCAACTCGAAAAAGAGATCCAGGATCGTGAGCGCACCATCATCGCTGAAGTCCTGGACGACACGGCCAACCTGTTCTTAGGGACTGACCTGTCTGCACACGACTTTGAGCACGGCCGCCACCGGGAGATATTTGAATGGATCCTGCAACGGGTCGAGGCCGATCGGTTCCACGGCATTGAGACCGCCGAGACGGATCTCAACCTAGGCAAGACGCTGGTCCAAAGCATTCACGATCACTGGGGAACACCAACCGCAATTCAATCCGTTATCGACGACATGCGCCAGAAGAAACGAGTCAAGAACTGGTTCAGGCGCATGAGTCAGTGCGCGGGTGAGATTCTAAAAACAAGGGACGTGGACGAATCTCTTTCGATGATTCACAACGCGATCGCCAACGAGGACCAGAGCGGCACGATGGAGACAACCAGGCACGTCATGCGGAAGGCGTTTGCCGAAGTGCAGGAGGTACAGGAGGGGACGCGCCCTGGCTTTACTCCGACCGGCAACCATGCGCTTGATCGAGTCGCACCCGAACCCGGGGAGACGACCGTCATTGGCGCTCGGTCGTCCATGGGCAAGTCAATACTTGCTGCCGCGCTTGCGAATCACATGGCGGGCGTCGAGAAAATCCCCGTGCTGTTTGTGTCGCTTGAGATGGCGCACACCTCTATAGTCAAGCGGGACTTTGCGAAAGTGGCGGGCGTGCAGACCGGAGCGTTCCGGCGCAAGGGATCGTTGCAGGGCGAACACTACGACAGGATCGGTCGATACATAACCAAGCACCAGGACATGCCGCTTTACTGGCAACGAATAGATACACCAGACAGGCTCATTGCCACGGCGATCAAGTTCAGAATGCAATACGGGGTCAGGGTAATATTTCTAGACTACCTGCAAAACATGAGTCTTGGCATCGGTGAGCGCCAAGACTTGCGGGAGGCAGAGGCCATCCGACGCATGGATGCATGCGGCAAAAAGAACGACATCGCATTCTTTATCATGTCGCAGATAAGAAAGTCGCCACCGGGAGCGAAAGAAGGCACACCTCGCCTTGCTGCGCTGTCGGGGTCCGGGGCGATCAGGAACACTGCGGATCATATCTGGTTATTGTACCGCCCGGGATATGGAACCGGCGCCCCAGACGATGTCTTACAGGTGACGGTTGCAAAGTTTCGCAACGGGCCGACCGGAGAGGTTATTGACCTGCAATTCAACCAAGGAGTATTACCAGAATGGAAACTCTAAAAGAGATGATTGATGACATACGGGCAAGGATGGAGAAGTACCGGCGCAGGTCTGAGGAGTGGGAAAAGATAGCAAGGAACCGGGACGAGAGACTCAAGCGAATCATGAACGGCTGCCCGGTCTGCTGCGTGATGTGCGAAGCGGACCGACCGACAAGCCCGCCGCTGCTTGAGGCGCCGGATCCGAAGTTGCTGGGTGATGGTGAGGACTGAAATGAAAGAACGAGGGATTCTATTCAAGGGAGAGATGGTCAAGGCGATTCTAGACGGAACGAAGACGCAGACACGGCGGATCGTGAAGCCGCAACCGTCAGAGAATATCTGGGACTGTTTGCGGGGATGCCAGCCCATGCGTCGGAGGAAGTATGAATACATGGGAGATGGGTCAATAGAAATCAGCATCAAGCCCTATGCGTTTGTCGGGGATCGGCTTTACTGCAAGGAAGCTTGGGCAACAGGCGACAAGCTCGACAAATACAATGCAACCCAGATCGCGGAGATGGCAGAAGAGGCAGGGTTTGAAGGCATGAATCCCAAGTGCCCACTGCTTTACAAAGACGACAGTCGCATCCAATGGGGACATAACGATCTGGCAGACTTCGGCCCGTTCGGGAGATGGCGCTCCCCTCGCTTCATGCCCAAGTGGGCCTCCCGCATAACTCTAGAGATCACCGAGGTCCGGGTTGAGCGGGTGCAGGAGATCAGCGAGGGGGATGCCAGGGCGGAAGGGGTTTCGTGGCCTGAAGGGGCGCAAGAATCAAACATTCGCAAATGGGGTAGTGAGCAGACTGCTCGGATGCGATTTGCCGATCTCTGGGACTCAATCAACGCCAAGCGTGGTTACTCCTGGGAGAGCAACCCTTGGGTGTGGGTGATCACATTCAGGAGGATGCAATGACTGACTTGACACGCAAAGAGGTGGAAGAGTTGCGCACAAGGGCGGCCAGCGGTTGCTATTACGTGAGGTTGAATAACGAGGACGCAGAGCGGATTGCCCAAGCACTCTTAGCTGCATGGGATGCGCTGGAAGAGGTGGAATGGAATGTTCCGCTTGGCAGATATTCGTCGTGCCCGTCTTGCGGCGGAACGATTGAGAGCGGACATGTCGGGTACTGCAAGCTTGCAGCAGCATTACCCAAGGGAGGTGAGTGATGGGTTACAAATGCACAGAATGCGGTGTCGGTTATTACCCGCCAAGACATTGCCCATCATGCGGCGGTCAAAGCTGCATGGTCAATACTGAGTACACAGCAACGAAGGCGCTGAAAGAAGAAATAGAATCCCTCAAGAAACAACTGGAAGAAGCAAGGGAAGAGATTGCGGCAAGCCCGTATCGAAAAGCAGAAGTGAAAGACGCAGAAGCCCGAGCCGAAACAGCAGAAGCCAAGCTGGCAGGCTGTCCGGAATGCCAGCGAGCAATCGATCTCAGTGGGAAGCTGGATGCTGGCTATGAGTTGATCAACGATCTCAAAGCAAAACTCCAAGCCACAGAGAAAGAGCGGGATGAGGCGCGGGAATGGGCAGATAGATGTACGAAAGATCACCTATCGTTGCGCTTGCGGGGAAAAGAGAAAGAAGCCAACCTCCGGGCAGATCGTTACCGTAAGGCGTTAGAAGAAATAGCCGCACACCTGAAAGGCGGCTGCTGGGATTCGGCTGAGCAGCTAGCACGTAAGTCTCTAGACGGGCAGAGAGAATGAAGCATGACGCAAGGGGCTTTGAAGGACTGTTCGCAGCAGCAGAACTACAGAGGGGCTTTATGGTGATGCATTACACAAGCCAGATGGGCTGGGTTGAATACGAGTGCATGAAAGATGAAGTTGACCGATTGCAAGCACAACTCACCCAAGTAAAGGCAGAGGTGCCTTGTCCTGAGTGCCTTGGTGCGGGTGGCGATGGAATAAAATCCGAGCATCAACATCCATGCTATGAAGATCCCCAAAGTGGAGTGCCCCGCTGCGAAGACTTCGACAAGAAGGATTGCTTGCACAAAGATACGGGTGCCGGATGGGCAACCTGTGGTTCGGGTGGAGAGTCGGAATACATTTTTAGACCATGCAAAGCCTGCCAAGGTACAGGCAAGAAATACCCGGAGGAATCATGAGCTATGGATATTGTCCCAAGTGCGGAGCGCCCGGAAAGAGCCGGGAGCGTAGGCCAAACGGATATGATCGGTGCGAGAACGGGTGCGTTTACCCGTCAAGGGATTCGCTGAACAAGCCACCGGAGCCTTGCAAGGAATGTGAAAGGCTAAGGGAGGTGCTGAAAGACGCAAGGGAACACGCCGCAAGGTTCGGCCTGAGCGCCCTTGTAAGAAAGCTAGACAAAGCCCTCCAACCCACCCCATGCATAGAGAACTAACCAATACGGAGGTATAAGACATGGTCAAGCCGAAAAACAAAATTGAGGTGCGGCTAAAAACTTGCCCGGTGTGTGGGGCAACGCACAGCGGCTCACTTTTGGATCACTGCTACGGCTGCAGTGAGAAAAGAGACTACTTCGCAGCGGCAGCGTTGACTGGGATGGTGTCTGCCGCAAGCGAACTTGCAAAGAGCGCCCTGATGCTAGAAAGCGCGTGTGCCAAGTGGGCACCGGACATAACGGCAACCGCCTACAAAATCGCAGACGCTATGCTAAAAGCCAGGGAGGATAAGTGACCATCGGATTCATAATCACCGACATCGACAACCCGACGATCGAGGCAAGCAAGAAATCGATCGGCGATGTCGTCGTATACCTCACCGAGGAGCGCGCCGCGTCCTGGGCGAGCAAATCGCTAACCCCTGACCAGCAAGCGACTCACTGCATCGAGCCGGTCAGGATAACCACGATTCGAGAGGAGATGGAACGTGAACAAATCGAAAGAGCCAAGCGGCATAAGCAAGAGCACCCCGAACAGTCCTGCGAAGGATGCGGCATCTGTCACGAAACGGAAACCAGAAGTGCGGAAGAAATCTGCCACCCTGAGTTTGCCGTGCAAACTGAGCAAGGCTGAGATCATCGAGCGTAAAGATCTACTATTGCAGTTGCTCGATAAACTGGACTCGGCCGAAGAGGACGCCAAGGCGGCGAGGGATCGGCACAAGTCCATCATTCAGGGATTCGAGGCTGGTATAGTCTCGGCACGCGCCGCGCTACGTACCAACATGGAAAAGCGCCCGGTGCTCTGCGATCAGCACTTTGACCACACCAAGCAAACGGTTGAGGTATTCCGAGCCGACACCGGGGCGCGGGTTCACGAGCGGGCGATGCTGCCGAGCGAAAAGCAAACGACCCTTGACGAAAAAGTCGCAGACGCCAAAAAGAAAGCCGGGGGAAAGACAGAGGCCAAGGGCAACGTGCTGCCGATGACGGCGCCGACGGGGAAGTGAAGCGCTTGAATGTCGGATCGCTATTCACGGGAATCGGGGGTTTCGATCTTGGATTCGAAGGAACAGGATTCAAGATCGCATGGCAGGTTGAGCATGACAAATTCTGCAACGAACTCCTGCAAGCCAAGTGGCCAGGCGTCAAGCGATATGGAGACATCCGCGAACTCGCCAAAGAAACACCGGAAGCAGTTGATCTTGTTTGTGGAGGTGACCCCTGTCCTTCGAGATCTAACGCCAAAGGAAACAGTCCGTCAGCCCATCCCGATCTTGCCGGATACTTCCTTGCCGTGGTCGGGCGATTACAACCACGATGGGTGGTCCGCGAGAATGTACCTGCACCAGATGCTATCGACTTCGCGGCCGGACTGGAAACCCTCGGATACAGAGTCGTTGCTTTCGAACTCGACGCTAGAGATTTCACGAGTCAGAGTAGACGGCGGCATATCTTTGTCGGAAGTTCTGGAGAAAGAGCCACCCGATTCAAGCGAGCATTACTTGACGCCCAAGATGGTGCTGGGATTGGCACATCGAGCCCTCAAGAGACAACGCCCATTGCAGCGTGTGTTACTGCGCACCCCGCAAGGATGGCGGCGGAGGACAGTTATTGTTGGGAGCCCTGTACAGACGCAGTCCTCCTCAAATGCCAGCCGCCATCCGGACAAGAAACCGGAAACTACCTTTACCAAGGCGGGAGATTACGTGTTCTCACTCCTGAAGAGTGTGAGGGTCTCCAGGGATTCCCCAGAGGCTGGACTACTGGATTTTCTCGCTCGCGCCGTCGAGCAATGCTTGGCAACGCAATCCCGGTCCCGTTCGCCGAATTCGTCGGAAGACTGATAAAGGAGATTGAATGATCATCCTCGCCATAGACCCCGGCGACCCCGCAGGCTGGGCCAAGTTCATCGGCGGCGAATACGACGGCTCGGGCACCATCAACGGCGACTCGCCCAGCGTTGCCCGGGATCTCCTCATCGCCCTGGGCCCGGATGTCCTGGTGCTCGAAGACCAGCACCCGGGCAAAAGCGGCTGGAAATCCCTGCGGACCCTGATGCGCCGGCGGTTCATCTGGGAGGTCGTCGCGGAACTCGAAGGCGTCGAGGTGCACCCGATGGACCCGTCGACGTGGCAGGGGTTCTACCGGCTCAAGAAAGGCAAGCACGCGCCCAAGATGGTCGAGCAGTATTCGCCGTTGGCCAGCGCGTTGATCGGGCGTGAGGTCTGGGGGGATGAGGCGGCGGCGATCCTGATGGGCATGTGGGGCGTCACGAATTGCACTTGACACGGTCAACCCCGTGAGATAAAATTGCTTCAGATGACAGTCTTGGCAAACCAGAAAAAACAAGTTCACCTCCCCCTCCCCCGATCGGGACTCTCTGCCAAGACTGTCACCCGATCGGGGCGAGGGGAAGGTGTTTTGAGGTGAGGACATGGCGACGAAAAAAACCCAAGTACAGATCGCAAGACCGGTCAGGAAAACTATGATCGTGGAGATCGAGGGAATCACCCCCTTGATCCACGAAAGGTTCTCCGACAAGTCTAAAAAGCAGATGGCCGACAAGCACGCGCAGAAAGCCAAGGCGGGCAGGCCGAAGCGGGATCCAGAGCAAGACTTCCGTGATTCTCTGATCGTCTTCAAGCGAGACAAAAAGGGGCGGCCGACCAAGTACGGGGTCAAGGCTCAGTGGCTCAAACTGGCTATGGCATTTGTGGCCAAGGAAGACAAGGAAGGCACCCGGGTTTATCGCAACGTGCAGGTAGGAAAGACCCTTTTCCCCGATGAACTCCTGCCTCTCGTTATCAAGAACGGCGATCCCCACATGCGTATCGGAGAGGATGGAAACCCAGGCGACACGGTGCGGAATGCGAACGGCAGCGCAGATATTCGCTACCGGGGTGAGTTCTCCCCGGGTTGGCGGGTCAAGGTCCCCATCACTTTCAACTCCAACAGGATCTCCGAAGAGCAGATCCTTGCATGGCTTGACGAAGCTGGGACCGCCAGCGGGATCGGTGGATGGCGCCCACAAAAGGGCGGGCAGTGCGGAATGTTCAGAATCGTAGAGGGAAACGGAGGCAAGCACCGTGGCAAGAAGTAAATACACAACTAGGGACGGGGGCCGGATCAATCCGAAAAGAATTCATATCTACGCCAACGCCCTGAAGAAAATAGAACGGAGCGGACCATTGACAGCCGAGCGGGTTGTCGAAATCGCCAGTAATTCAATCCACCCGCTTCATGAGTGCTTTGAGTGGGACGACGACAAGGCCGCCAATGCTTATCGCCTTTGGCAAGCCCGCAATCTGATCGCGAGCGTCCTTATCGAAATCTCTGATACCGAAGACGAAGAACCACCCCGGGCATTTCTGAACGTGGTGACATCTCAGGGCAGGGAATATGTTTCAGTTGAGCGGGCGATGTCAGACGCCGAACTGCGAACGCAGGTAATCCAGGAAGCAGCGGGGCGCCTGGCATATTGGCGGAAAGCCTACAAGCAATTCAAAGAACTGGCTGAGATCTTCGGAGCAGCGGAGCGGAAGGCGCGGAAGATCGCCAAATAGGCAGGAGTGGAACGAATTAGAGCGGAACAATTGGAGGCCACGGGACTGGATTGGCAGGAGAGGAACGCAACGGAGAGAATGGGAGCGGAGCGGATGGGAAAGGCCGGAGAGGAGAGAGCGAAGCGAAGCGGAGCAGATTGAAATGGAGCGGATAGGATGGGAGGGCAGCGCAGTGGAAGGGCCGGATAGAAGAGGGGAGAGGATGGGCAAGGACAGGAGAGGCAGGACATGGCAAGGCAAGGCACGGCAAGGCAAGGCAAGGGATATCTTATGAGACTTGATCGAGAATCCAAACTCCTGATTTTGGCCATCCTTCTCGAAGTGCTGGCGTTTATCTTGGTGAGCTACCTTCTGGAGTGGATGCCATGACGCTACTCAATGGAGATTGTCGAGAGATCTTGCCCACCCTGGAAGACAACTCAGTTGACGCCATTGTCACGGATCCACCTGCGGGAATTTCATTCATGGGGAAAAAATGGGACAGCGACAAGGGAGGGCGGGACACCTGGATCGCTTGGCTGGGATCAATCATGGCGGAATGCATGCGGGTACTCAAGCCCGGGGGTCATGCTTTTGTGTGGGCGCTACCACGGACAAGCCACTGGACAGGGACAGCGATTGAAAACGCAGGGTTTGAGATCCGTGATTCGTTTCACCACATATTCGGGAGTGGATTTCCTAAATCGCTGGATATAAGCAAAGCGATAGACGCAGCGGCGGGGGCGGAGAGGGAGGTGGTTCAGGAACGCAAAGGGCCAAAGCCCGGGGACCACGGGGGATCTGGACACTATGGTCACGGCGAAGATCGATCCATAACCACCCCCACCACCCCCCAAGCCAAGCAATGGAACGGCTGGGGGACAGCCGCCAAGCCCAGTCATGAAGTCTGGTGGCTAGCCCGCAAGCCTTTCCCCGGGACCGTTGCAAGCAATGTACAAGAATGGGGAACGGGGGGAATCAATGTTGCAGCGTGTCGAGTGGGGACGGCAGAGAGGTACAACCAGCCAGCGACAGCGGCAAAAGACACATTCAACGCAAGTCCCGGAAGCGGGATTGATTACACGGGCCAAGAAGTTGCTGGCCGATGGCCCCCCAACCTACTCCTAACCCATTCCCAAACCTGCCATGCGATAACAGAGGGACCGAACAAGGGATGGAACTGCGCCCCTGATTGTCCAATAAGGGAAATGGATCGACAGAGTGGGGAGAGTGTGACACCTGCGTTTGTGACGCGAGGCGTAGGCAGAATGTGGAAAGAGGGGGGTGGCCTTTGTAATAAGGCAGAGAATCAACCATGTTCGGACACCGGCGGAGCTTCCCGTTTCTTTCCCTGTTTCAAATACTGCCCCAAGCCTAGCAGGGCTGAGAGGGAGCAAGGCTGTCAGGGGTTGCCCAAGAAATCAGCGGGGGAATGCACCGACAGGGAAGACGGATCGGCTGGGCTGGATTCTCCCCGGGCGGGAGCGGGCAGGACTTCAGGCGCAAGCAACAATCACCCAACGGTCAAGGCAAGCGAGTTGATGTGCTGGCTCATAAGGCTGATCACGCCCCCCGGGGGCACTGTCTTGGATCCTTTCATGGGTTCAGGCTCAACAGGAATTGCAGCGCACAAAGAAAGCTGCGGCTTCATAGGCATTGAGATGAATCCTGATTATTTCCGAATTGCAGAAGCAAGGATCAAAGACGCCACCAAGCAAGGGAGGCTGTTTTGAGCAAATGCGATTGCGGCCGCGACTTCAAAGGGTACCGGGGCCTGGTCCAGCACTGGAACCGGGGCTGCCCGACGGCGATCGTGAAACTGTTCATGGAAGGGCGATCAATGCGTGATCTCGCAACGAAGTTTGACAAGCCGCTGGCGAAAATCGAAGGCATCATCCGACGCGCGGTGATAGAAAGGAAAGGGAAATGACAGACGAAATACTGGGACGCATCAGGGCGATTCTTGACGAGCGGGACGCATTACGGGAGGAGACTGAAAGGCTCAAGGCCCTCATCCACCGGCTCAAGGCCGAGAACGAGAGGTTGGACGAAAACCTAGATTACGCCGATAGGGTGTATCGTGGGAGTAAGGCAAAGACGGGAGCGGAGATCGAGCGACTCAAGGACGAGATCCAGAAGCAAGACAGGATCATCGAGGCGAAGACGGAACAGCACCAGAAACTCACCGCTGAAAAGGTCCTCAAGATGATCGTCAAGGTTCTCGGCATAGGGAATCCGCCCATCGTCGGGGGGCACTGACATGGCCGCAATATTCCGAAACGCAAAAGCCTCGGTCTGTCAAAACCAGGTGGCATGTTCCGTCAACGCAGCGGATTCGGTCGCCCGGGTGTTGGCTGGTGGATGGTCGTCGCGATCGAGGACACGTATTATCGGGCAACCCGGATCACCGTGGAGACTGCAAACAAGCTTGGGTACCAGCGGACGTGCTTGTTTACCGACTGGCCGGGCCTGTGGTTGCTTAGACCGTTCAAAGGGACTCAGCACACCTTGTCAGTAAGAGAGCAGACAGAGGAGGATCAACGAGTGGCGGTAGGCGAATGGTAAGCCGCCTGGTTGTGGACCAGGTACATGTGAGTTCAAATCTCATCCGTCACCTTTCAATAGGCGAGTAACTCAAATGCAATTACCCAAACCGTGTTTCTTTCATTCTTCCCCGTGGCCCGTCGCTCGCCCGGTAGCCACGGGGGTTTTTGAGGAGGTGAACGAATGCCCCGATACTTCGGCAAGAGAAAGCGCGCACTCGAAAAGCGGATCATCCGCAAACGCAGGCCGCCCGAGGGGCCCCGGCAGCTCTGGTGCCTGGTCATCGAGAAGGCCACCGGCCGGAAGGTCACCCAAGCCCTGGGCACCGCCACCGGCAAATACTCGGCCCAGTCCCGAGCTCGGGTCAACGCACTGTCGAGGCTCAAGGAAATCCTTGGACGGCGCTACGACCTGAGCGAATACGAATTGAAGTATCGAAGCGCAAAGGATAGGGAATGAGCAACCTCTATAAATACAGAAGCGATCCCGATCCGATTGTCCAGGAGTTGATCGGCATGCTGGACAAGAGCACCAAGCTACTCAAGCACGTCGCCGATCAGTTGGATCGCTACAGCTACACGCCGCCCGAGTTGGAATTCTCATTGATCATTGAGCCGCTGGAGAACATGATCCGGGAATACCTCGGCCGCCTCGCTTGACACCCCCGCCCGCCCCGTGCTACCTCTTAGATATACCGCTGGACGGTAAAACCCTCCCGCTGGACGGGAACAACTGCATGACGGATTCAACCGATGGACCGAACCGGAGGCGCAAAAAGTCCAAGCACCCCCGCCCCATGGGCCGACCCACGAAGTACAACAAACAACGACACAAAAAGATTTGCGAATACGTTGCCCGCGGCCTCAGTCGAGAAAAGGCGGCACGCCTTGCTGGGATCGGCACCGAAACGCTCTATGACTGGATGCGCCACAAGCCGGACTTTTCGGAGGATATAAAGAAATCTGATGTCGAATGGGAACTCAAAGCACTTGAGAATATCGACCAGGCCGCCGATGATGGGTATTGGCAAGCGGCGGCATGGAAGCTGGAACGCAAGTTCCCGGACGAGTACGGTCGCCGCCTTCGTGTTGATCGCACTGTCGATACTGACCCCCGCCGGTTCGTCCCACGCGAGGACGGAACCTTCGAGCTTGTCGACGGCCACAACGAAATGCTTGACGAAAAGCCCGCCGACGATGGCTGATTACTACCTGCGGAATCCCAAGACCGGTGACCCGCTTGTGATGCGCGAGAACCAAAAGCCGTTTGTGATGTCGCCCTACTTCATGACTTTCGGCGCTGGCGGCTGGGGCTCCCGCAAGACCTGGGCCGGGCTCGGATTCATCGAGCAATCGATCTGGATGAATCCCGGATGCGACGGCATCTTCATGGCGCCGATCGCCCGGTTCGTCCGGGAGATTCTCTACAACCTGATTAGGCCGGCGCTCGGTCCCCTGGTCACCGGCGAGACCCGGCAAGATAACATCCTGCACCTTGCGACCGGCGGGCGAATCATCGGGCTCTCGGCTCACGATCCGCAAATGCTCGAACACTACACGGCTGCCTGGGCCTACATTGACGAAGCCGCGGCGATGAAAGAGGAGATCTTCGCCAAGATGGCCGGCCGGGTTCGTGACGAGAGGGCCAAGCACCTACGGATCGGTTTGACCTCGGTACCATACTGGTGCTGGCTCCGTGACAAGTTCGAGGGTCAGACCGCGCTTGACCGCACGATCATGCGCCTCCGGACGGACGACAACACCGACCTGCACCCGGACGCCGCCCGGCACATCCGAGAGAGTACCACCGCCCGGATGGCTCCGTGCCACCTCGACGGGCAGTGGGTCACGCCCGGCGGGACGGTCCACCCGGGATTTGGGGAGCGGAATCTCATTGACTGGCCCGAACCGGTGCCCACGCTTTTGACCGGCGTGGTTCTCGACTGGTCACCCCGGGCCCCGCATGCTACCTTTTTTCAGGTCATCCCCGCCGGCACCAAGGTCAAGCACCTCGGCCGAGTCAACAGGCTGTCGGTTGTTATCTTTGATGAGATCTACGACTTCCCAGAGGACCCGGTTACCACGCCGCGCCTTTGTTCCTACGTGAAGGCCAAGCGGTACCCACTCAAGCAGGCCATCGGCGACCCCGCAGGCAAGGCGGTTGAGGCAACCAGCGGACTGAGTTCCCGCAACCAGGCACAGGACGCGTTGAGACTTCCGATTGAGCAGCCGCCCAAGAACCTATCCGGCAAGGCCGCGCGCATTGAACACGTCAACCTCGCCCTTGAACCGCTGGCCGGGGCCCCGACGCTTTACGTTGCGCGGCACATGGCCAACGATCAACACCCCCGGGCGATGGTGCCAAGCTTCAGGGCGTACAGCTATCCGAAAGACAAAGAGGGCAAGCCCCTCTCCAATATCCCCAACGAGGACGGGATCACCGAGCACGGCATGGATACAGTTCAGTATCTAGTCTCGGTCGTCCTGCCGACTTATGATCGAATTGCTGGCCCGCAAACGAGGTCCTATATCTAATGCCAATCGAAAACGCCAGAACCCAGGCCGAGATGTACTGGGCAAACTACTTCGCCCACCTCTTGACCGAGGACCAGGAGATGAACGTCAACATTCTCCTGGACATTGCGAAGCGCTACAAGCCCCGGTCAACGTTCTATTCCTATGACGACGAGATGCATAACCGGCACATGTACCTGCGCGCGGCCATGCAATCGGACATGAAAGAGGTAATAAAGCGCCGGTTCAAAAAGACGTGGCCAAAGATAATCAAGGAGCAAGCCAACCTCCGGATCTACCAGGCCGAGATCGACGAGAAGTCCAAGGTCTTTGTCAAGTCGGGTGAGTTCCATCTGATCAGGGACTCGGACGGCGAGCAGGTCGAGGATCCCAACTTCGATGATCTGATTCAGGACGCCAACGTGCATGCCGCCCTCAAGCAGACCAACAAGTTCATCAAGTCCATGCACCGGGCCATGTTCAAGCCGTGGTGGAACAAGCGACACCAGCATGTATCAATCGGGGTGTGGGCGCCGTACCTGGTCAACATCGTTCCGACCATGGACCCGGCGGCCGAATGGTGGGACGTCGACCAGGCACGGGCCGTGCTGTTCCGGCGGACGGCACCCGACGGCGTGATGTCAACCGATTATCGCCAAGAGGTTTGGGGAATCCTGCCCGAGGAGATCGCCACGGACGTCGGCAAGAGGTCAACCCATTACATCACGGGCCCAGGCGGTGATCACAAGGTCAACGACGATGACGTGAATCCATACACCGACCCCCGACAGGACAACAAACCGATCTATCCGTTTACCTGGTTCAGGGACTCGGACGAAACGGAACTGTACTCCATCGGCGAAGAGGACGCGCTTACCACCAACCGGATGGTCAACAGCATGTTGACTGACATGGTCCACACCACACATATCAAGGCGTATCCCCCGGCCATCCATACCGCAGGCGTTGACAACAAGGACATGACCACCGAGGCGATCCACGCCGGCTCAATCCTGCAACTTGCACAAGGCGCCACCCTTACTTTCCCGACAAGCAACTTGCCGATCAGGGAGGTGTGGGAGTTCATCCAGGCATACCTGATGGCCTCGGCCAAGCTCGGCAAGCTGAGCGCCTCGGTGATTCAGGCCGTGGTCCAGGGCGAGGAGTCGGGCCGGGCCCTGAAGATCCGCGAGCGCCAGTTGATTGAGGACCGAGAGGACCTGATCGGAATCATCAAGCCGGACGTCGAGGAGGCGATCTACCGGGCGGCCCTGGTGCATAACGTCCACTGTAAACCCGCCAAGAAAATCAAGCTTGACGGTTGCTCGGTCAATTGGTTCCCGGGCGAGATGGAGTTCCCGGTTGACCCCGAGGCCGCGTTGCGTGAGGACGAGCAGCGGATCAGAATGCAACTCACCTCCCTGGTTGAAATCCGGATGCGTGACCACAAGGAGAGCAAAGAGGAGGCCGAGGCGGCGATCGTTGAGATTATCGGAACCAACAAGCGCCTGAAGGAACTCTCGGCGCCGCCGCCGATGCTGGAGATCGCCAACGCAAAGTTTGAGGCCGCCAAGCAGGCAGCCGCCAACGGCGACCCCGAGCCCGATGACAGCAAGGAACCCGACGAGGACGGCAAGCCAAAGGACCCCGAGGCCAACCCGGGCGACGACGGCGACAAGAACAAGCCCCCGGCCAAGGTTCTAGCCAAGAACAAGCAACCAAAGGTATAAATGCCTGACCCGTTCCAATACGAGGCCCGCGTTGACGCCGCCCTTATGGCGACGTTCAACAATATCGAGGCGTACCTACTCAACGCCCTGGACGATCTGCACGAGGAGTCGGGCGGCCTCCTGGTCTCGGACGAATTCAACATCCGAACCATGGAGGATGTGTGGACCTCGCTCCGTCCACAAATGGAAGCCCTGGGATTTCAGGATGCCCGATTCATCCAACTGGATGCCCTGCGGGAACTACACCGCCAGGTCTTGAGCGAGTCGAAAAAATGGAAGCATGGGCAGACCGTCGATCCTTCGTTTGACAACCGATCCCAGATACAAATCGGCCTCATCATGCAGGGCGCCGAACGCGAGTTGATACAAGTCGCCGACGTGGCCTCGAACGAAATCACGCAGGTATTGCAACGGGCCGTATTGGGTGGTTCCAGTAGCGCGGATCTCATCAAGCGCATCATGACCCAGCTTCAGATCAGGGAGGCAAACGCCCTGACCCTCGCCCGGTCGACGTTGCACAGCTTTAACTCGTTCACCACCACCAAGCTAGCCGACTCGGTGGGCGTTGAGGAGTTCGCGCTCGAAGGCCCCAACGACAGCAAGACCCGGGAATGGTGCGGGCATTGGGTAGGCCGCCGGGGCACCTGGGCTGAGATTGAAGCCACGGCAAACCAATGGGGCCGAGACAAACACCCGCCCGGCGTCAAGGTCTGGCGCGGTGGCTGGAATTGTCGACACCGTTGGCGGCCCGTGTTCACCTCCGAGCGCAAGCAATTTCCAAAGGGGCCACGATGAAAGGCGGCGTCAAGATCAACGTCCGAGCCATCGGGTTGAAGCTACCGATCACGGGCCCAGGCGGCGAACTGTCGCCCGACAAGCGCAAGCAGATCATGACGATCATGGCGCTGATGGCCATCAACAAAGTGCTCGACCGAGTCAAGCGCGGTGAGAGCCTGGGCGGCGGCGCGTTCAAACCATACACCGACGCTTACCGGAAATGGAAGGCCAGCAAGGGACGCGCCCCCGAAACCGCCGGGGATTGGCTGACCTTGTCCGGACAGATGCTCGCCTCGTTCCAGCCCCTCATGGTGACGCACGACCAGTGGGTCGCAGGCTTCGCCGGCAACCGCGCCGATGGTGTGAGCAACGCGCTGCTTGCATGGGTCAACCATGAGAAGTACGGGCGCCTGTTCGTCGGCTTGACCGAGGATGAGAAAACGGACATCGTCAATAAAACAATCGTTGAGGCTACGGCCAGGGGCTTGCTCGACAACTTCGCCAAGGGAGCGGGGCGAGCCCGCCGCAGATAACCAAGGAGGATATCCCGCATGAACGACGACGAAAAGAAAGTTGGTGAGAACATCGACCTTGATCCGGAATGCCGCAAGCACCTGGAGCGAGTGTTCGATAACCCCAAGGAGGAGCAATGCCCGTTTACGAGTACAAGTGCAGCGCCGGACACCGAACCGAAATACTCGAAGGATTCGACGCCCCCCGAGAGCGATCCTGTCCCGTCAAAGGATGCCGAGCCCGAGCTCGGCGAGCGATCCAAACAGGCGGGACATTCCGACTCCTCGGGTCCGGCTGGCCGTCTACCAACCGAGGTAAAACCGCTGGGGGAAACTACGGCCAATGATGAACCCGAGGAACGCCGGGGCAAGTTCAGGGCCCTAGTCGACCGGCTGCAATACGGCAAGCCGAACCCGCTGCTAGCCAAGGGCAAATACCGGGAGCTTGGGACGTTCAACGTTTGGCAAAACGGCCACATTGAGATCGGCCCGGCCGTCATGAGGGACAAGGGCGTCCGGCCGTTCAAGGTGATCGCGGTTCAGTTGGATCGGCGTGGAACCATGTTCCGAGCCACCGCCCAGCCCATCCTGAAGCGCAAGCCCCGATGGTGGAACGACGAGATCATGGGCGCGCTGATCAGGGATTACCTAGACGAAATGCAAGAGGTCCTCCAGCAACTCAACGAGCGCCAGTGGGACGCCGGCGTCTCGACGGTCACCACTCCCGGGGTGATGGAACTCAAACGGAACTGAGGGACTTGACAAGATGGCAAACGGTATGCCACATTCAAAGAGTCAAAGCAAAAAGCGTGAAGAGGAAAAGCGAGGCCGCCTTGAGAAAGTGTTCAACGATCTGCACAAGTGGTATAAGTCGGGCAGATATGGTGAATACCGGATCGAATTCAAAGGTGGCGATCCCTGGATGGTCGATACTCATCTCAAAAGGAAATCCGATGACCTAGGATAAGACACCCATATCAGCAGGGTGACGGAAGAACCGAGCCCCGAGCAGCGCTGGACGTTGCCCGGGGTTTTTTTTGTTTCCAGCCCGCAGGACGGGCGCAACCTTGGAGGATCTACATGGCAGTTGACGGAACACCGCCGCCGGACGGCGACACAACCCCGACCACGCCACCGCCGGACGGTGACACGGTAACCACCCCGACCCCAGCGCCGGACGCTGGCACGGGTGATGACTACGTAGAAAACGCGGACGGGACGATCACGATGCAGAAGGCCAAGGCCGATGAGTGGAAAGCTCAACGGAAAGAGGCCAACCGTCAAGCCAAGGCAAAATCCAAGGGTGAAAAAGAAGCGCTCGCGAGAGCGGAAGCCGCTGAGGCCAGAGTCAAGGAGTTCGAGGACAAGGACAAATCAGACGCGCAGAAGGCCCAAGAGGAAAGAGACGCCGCAAACGCACGCGCCGAGGCCGCTGAGAAAAAGGCCAAGGTGGCCGAGCTACGCGGCGACGTCGCAGCCGCCGGCGTCAAGCCGGGCCGTTGCGCGCGGGCCGTCCTCGATGACCTGGACGAAGCACTGGAATCCGATCCCAAGCTCGATAAGGCTGAATGGTTCAAGGAGTACAAGGAAACGAACCCTGAGTTCTTTGGCGGCAATGGTAAGCCGCCCCCGGCACCGGACACCCTGGGAGGCAATCCTCCGACGCCTCCTAACGCCGAGGTGGCACGGCTCAACCAGGACATCAAGGACTATGAGGAACTCAACAAGGTCGAACGGGATCGGAACAAACGTATCGAAAACGCGCGGGCCATCCGCATATTGAAAAAGAAGGTGGCTCAAGCAACAGGAGGCTAAGCTATGGCAACCCCCGTCGAAGGAATGTATTATTCAGATCTCCCGGTCGACAAGGTAGAGTCAATCACCGACGACCTGAAGGAAACCGTCCCCAGTCAGGTACCCTTTCTGAACGCAACCGGTTTCTTTGGCAGCAGCGAAAAGCCGAAGAACACCATTCACTATTACTATGACGACGCGTACGTGCCCCTGCGTACCACCCTGTCAGCGCAGCTTACCGCCGCGGCCACCGCCGTCACCTTCACCGACGACATATTCAAGTCCGGTCAGCGCATCGAGATCGGCGGCGAGGTCATCGTGCTGGGAGCGAAGACCGGCGCCGGCGCGTTCGACATTACCACCCGCAGCCTGGGAACCCCGGCCGCCGCGTTGCATGCCAACCTGACCCCGGCCTTGCTGGTTGGTCGCCGAGAGGACGAAGGCGGCGCAGCCGGTGCCGCGGACGTCTCGATGGAGCCCCGGACTGTCACCACCTATCCGCAGGAATTCGAACGAGTGGTTGACGTCTCCGACGTGATGCAGGCCTTGCCCCGCCACGCTCGCCCGGGCGCCCCCTTCGACGAGAAGGCCGCCTTGATGCGCCGGGACATGATCATCGAGATCGAAAACGCCGGGATGTGGGGCGTTGCCATGGCCTTTGCACCGCCCGCCGGCGGCGCATTCGACGGCCTGATGGAACGCGTACTTGGCACCAACACCACCGCGATGGGCGGGGTCGATTTCAACATGGCCAGCCTCCGAGACGCGGTCGAGGACATCGCCGACTTCTACGATCCGGACATGGACGAGAACGCCGTCCTCCAATGCCCGGTTCGCCAGTCCTTCATCTTCAACGACTGGGAACAGGCCCACGTCGTCGTCGACCAGGGCGATCCCCTGGTCCAGACCTACGGCATCCGGGTCCGTCGGCTGCGCATCGGCCCCATGCTGATCGACGTGATCCCCATGACCCGGATGCACAACTACGCCGCCATGTACCAGCCGAAATACATTCGCTGGTTGCACCTGATCGCGCCGTACTTCAAAAAGCTGGCCGACGAGGGCCGGAACATGCGCGGCATCATGTCGTACTGCGGCCTTCCGGAAATCTACTGTCCGGAGGCTCATTACACGTTCAGCGGATTGCAGACCGCGTAGTAACCAATAACCCCGGGGGGCCGTAGCGGCCCCCCTTTACCAGAAAGTTATTTGCCCCGCATATTCAGTTGACGGCCGGAAGCAACCGGCCAACAAGAGGAGAGAGCATCATGCCAAACGTATTACCGACCAACGGATCTGGAAATCAGACCGCCGCACTGTTGCGGACCCACTCCTACACCGGAAAGGAATACATCGCCGACCGCGTCAAGCGGCCGTTGTTTTCATTTCCAAACCTCGTGGCCGCCGCCGACCTGGTCGGCATGGGCGTCGGTACTGCCGACCTTGACGAGATGGCCGCAACCGAAATGGGCGGGCTGGAATGCGCGACCACCGAGTCCTACTCGGTCCTGTGGGTCCTGCCCGACGAGATCGATTTGTCCGAGGACATCGACTCCCGCGTGATGTGGGAAGACGCCGCCGCCGCGTCGGGCGCCGACCAGACCATCACCGCGACCTACCAGGCCGTGACCGTCGGAACCGACACCCTGGTCGCCCCGGCCACCGCCGTCGATACCGCGATCGTTGCCCTGGCCGATGTCGCCGCCGAGATCCCCCAGTGGTCCAGCTATGCCACCATCGACGGTGGGACCATCGCCGACACCCCAGGAGAGGATCTGGTCAACTGGAAATTCACCTGGACGCTGGTAACCCTGACCGCCGCCTGGTTCATGCTGGGCGAGATCATGTATTACCGGCGCTTCGTGGGCTAGGCGCGGCGAACACCACAAACCGATCCCCTTGAGCGGGGGAATGTGCCCCCGCCCTTGGGGATTTTCTGGAGGCTTACCCCATGACCGATAAGAAAGAGCCAGTTTTCGTAACCTGCCCGCCGTCCATGAACAAGTACCGGATCCCGTCGTTCGGCGTGATTTTCGGCGCCGGCGAGAACCCGATCCGCAATCCGAACCTGATGAAATTCATGCTTCTGCACCCCATGAAGTCGGCAGCCCTCGACCCGATGGAGTGCATCGCTAAGGGTTACCTATCCCGCGAAGAGGTCGCCGAGCTTGGTTACGCAGTCCCGGCCGTCAACGCCGACGGGTCAGCGAAGCTTGACGAGGACGGCAAGCCGGTCAACGTCAACGTGCCCCTGAACACCGACATTGAGATTCCCGAGCACGTCCCGGACTTCGGCAAGATGACAGTCCCCGAACTCAAGGACTGGGCCGATGACGATCGCCATCCGGTGAAGTACGGAAAGAAACCCAGCAAGGAATCCCTGGTCAGGGCATGCCAGGCCAAAGTCCGCCAGATGCAAAAGGCCGACGAGGAGTAAGCCATGAGAAAGCTCAAGCTCTTGGCTCTGGTGCTGTGCTTACTGGTGCCAGGGCTTTTGCTCGCCGCCGATACCATGTGGCAGGGCGCCGACAACACGCCAAACAACAAGCAAGGCAACGTCGGTTATGAGTTCGGCCACTGCTACGACGGCACCGCCTGGGATATGGTCCGATGTGTCGCCGGCGTTCTGTCAATGGCCATCACAAGCCCGCTTGGATCTCAGGCCGAGGCTACCTCGGTGGCCACCGCGCCCCCGACCGATGCTTACTACATGGTATCGAGGGACACGCTTGCCAATGCCGTGGACAACCCCATTGCGGTTCAACTATCCCAGGACGGGACAAACGCAGTTGACGCAACGCATCCGATCCCGATCTCGGCCGACCTTGCGGCGAACGCAACCGGCAATCGGATCTGGGTCACCTCTGATATGGATATGGTTGCCAGCACTGCCACCAACGTCAACGGAGGGAACCGAGACGCGGGAACGCAGACGGTTACCCTTGCCGATGACGATCCGGCCGTGGCATCGCTCGGCATCATGGACGATTGGGACGCAACCCACGACAGCGCCGTGGTTGCCGATGGCCCGCAGATTATGGGCGAAGCTCACTCGGCCCAGCCGGCAGCCGTTGCCGATGGTGACGCGGCTCGACCGGCCCTGACCGTCTATGGCTACAGCATCACAGCGGGGTATGTGTGGGCGACGAACGCCAACCGCACGCAAGAGGTGGACCCCATCTCTTCCCATCATTCCGAGGTCACCCTGTGCAGCCTTACTAACGTAGCGGCGAACACCTCCGGGACCTGTGGATACTGGGACATGGACGGATACTCTACGTTTTCGGTTCATTGCATTGCAGACACGGCCCCGACCGACACCATGACCTACAACGTCGAGTGTTCCGGGGAAGACAACGGAACGGCCCCAGCATCTTGCACATACATAGACATCACAACCAGCTTGAACGAGATGAACGACAACGATCACAACGGTTCTTATGTGGACGAAGAAACCATCCTGATACCTGAGTTCGCCGTCCCGTTCAAATACTGCAAGGTAGATTACGTCACCTCGGACACGGGCGGTGGTGACGCCGATCTCGAATGCTTCGTCAAGAAGATGTACTAGGAGACGCCATGAAAAAGGTAATTGTCGGAGCACTGGCAGGGGTTGCCCTGGTGGGGATCGCAGTGGTTGCACAGGGAGCAAAGGACGACGCGTCCACTATTGCGAGTGTAGTAGACATCATGACCGCCGAAGAGTTGACGGGACCACCAAAGCCGAATCCGGTAAACGGACCCGCCGAACTGACCAAGGAACAGGTTGAGCGGATTGTTGAAGAACTGAAAGACCCGGCAGCGAACGGCGGGATCGTCAAGATCGCGTTCCGTAACGAAGCCAGCCCGGGTCAGGTGCGGTTGATACAGCGAAAGATCAAAAAGCGGCTTCAGGAGCTTGCACCCCCGGTTGACTTGAACCCATAGGAGGCGGCGCAATGCGTTTTCGCACTCTCATCACCACGATCCTGATCGCGCTGTTTGCGTCCAGCGCCCAGGCCGACAGGCTGGTCCAGAACACAACGCCGGCTGAGCGCGCGCGCGGGTGCGTCTTCTCGGAGGATTTCCGCAGTGAGGCCGAGGTTGAAGCGAATGGGTGCTCGGCGATCGCGGGAACCCCTGACTTCTCTCCGGTCACCGGGGTTACCATTCAGCCCTTGGTTGACGAGTTGGTTTACGACATCAACCCGAGCTTGTTCTTGGCCGATCCGATTTCGATCCGCATCGACTTCACGCCCGCCGAGAACTACGACACCGACGCGATCCGGTATCTCTTTGACACTCCAGGCACGACCGCCCACGTCTTGAAAACCAACGACGCCGGCAATCATGGCCTAGAGATCCGGATCGGCGGAAGTATGAACGCTGTCATTGCCGAGGGGGTCTACGGTCCCTATTGGCTGGCCAATCAGCGCAACGTCCTGGTAATCAGCGCGACCGATGGTGCAAGTAAAGCCTGGCTCAACGGCACCGAAATCATGGATGACGCGACGGCATGGGAGGCGGATGTTGAAACGAGTCTCATGTTTGGAATCAACTTCTCGGATGCGTATTCCTACAACGGGGAGTTGAGCAAGTTTCAGATCTACCATTCGCTTCTGACCGCCGAAGAGGCCCAGGACTTCTACGACCACTCGACCTATCAGTGGGAGAATCAGGCAACCGCTCACTATCAGATGCGTCTCGAAGACCACGACGCGACCGACGTGGAGTTGACCACGCAGGGCAACGCCAACCCCCTGCTGGGCACTATTGGCACCATGGAATCCTGGCAAGGCACTGCCGTGGGATCCTGCACCGACTGCCCGACCGGGTTGACCTGTGATTGTTCGCTTGGCGGCGACGTGAACCCCAGCGCGGTGCAGACATACAACGGGTCCACCTCGGCTGCGCTCGACCCGGGCGGTATTTTTTACTCGATATTCTACATGGTCCACACGCTGGAGGCCGGAAAGGCGTATCAAGTCAGCCTGTACTACTACGGGGCGGACGGGACCGAGGACGCTACTTTGCTGGCAGGGAATACGACCCTGACCGAGACATACAACTTTGCAACGGACGCTTGGACCGCGCCGTCAACGGGCTTGACAATCACCGACGCACCCGCCGCTTGGACTCGGCTGGACGCAACGATCATCACCGGGGCCACCACTAAAACAGGTTACGCCGTCGGGGTTGCGATGACCAGCGGCAACGGGTCGGCGCTCTATGTCGACGGGATGGAGATCCGGGAACTCACGAACCCGCTGGAGTTGGTACACGCGCCGGCCAAGCAAACGAGCCATGGTTACGACTTCGATGGGGCGAATGACTACCTGACCGGGGCCATCGAGACAAGCGTGTTCAATAATGTTCCGCTGTCGGCCGTTGTCGAGTTTACCCCACATTTTGAGTGCGATGATCCCGGCGACCAGTGGATCTTCAACGCCTCGGACGGTTTCGGCTCGGCCAGTGCCGAGTTCAAGTTCTACCACTACGGAACCAGCAACCGCTTTGATGTAACTTGGTCCGAGACATACATCGGAAACACAACGGAGGCAACAGTTTGTCCGCACTGGCGTACCAATCAGCGGAATGTGCTGATCATATCGTCAACGTCCGGCGACACGGACGTGTATCTCAACGGCGCGCTCATAATGGATTCAGACAACACCGCATGGTCGGCGGCGGCCGACACTGACAACCTTGTGCTTGCAGCGGAAAACGACGGCGGCAACAAGTTCGACGGTGTGATCCATTCGTTCGTGGTTGTGCCGCTTCTTTTCACCGAGCTTCAAGCCCTCGACATCGACCACACCATACGGGCGAGAGGTAACGACCAATGAAAAAGCTACTTGTTGCCCTGCTGGTTCTGTGGTCCTCGTTCGCCCATGCAGACGCGCTGGACGATCTGCTTTCAGAAAGTGTGGTCAAGTTGTATCACGACTACCGCGCGGGGCACCTCCAGGACCTCTCGGGGAATGCGAATCACGGGACGGGGACGGACATTGCTTGGACGGGGGACGGGGTTGGCTTCCCGGCGTCAACCAGCATGATCACGGTTGCGGATTCTGCAGAATTGCGGTTGACCGAGGGGTCCCTGGTTGTCTACAGCAAGTCAGGGTTCCAGTCTCAGACCGACGACGAAGGGCTGTTTTGCAAATACGACGCGGGCGGGACCAACTATTTTTCCTACCTGTACTCAACGCCACGGGTCTATTTCAACGACGGGGCAAACGGGCGGCGGGTAAACACAGACGTTACTGGCCACAACTGCATTGGGATCAACTTCAAAAGCGGTGAGGCGTGCGAGGGCTTCACAGACGGAGTTTCTGTTGGCGCTTTCAACGATACCAACACGGTCACCGCTGACGACGCTGACCTGATTATCGGCAACAACTACCTTGGGGCGATGCAGCTAAAATCCGCTCTCAGCGCCGCCCTGATCATCAACCGCGAACTCACTAACACCGAGATGGCCCAGGTATGCGCCGCCCTCCAGTCCTACCGGCACCCCAAGATGACCTCGGCCCAGGCGCAGGGGTCGTATGGGGTGGAGTTGGTGTCCAATGGGGATCTGGAG